TCTCCTTTCTTAGTAAGACTTTCTTACTTTCTTTCTTATACCTATAACAATACACGGGGGGTCTGACATTTTCAAGGGGACAATTCGGACATATTAGGACATTGTGAGCCACATCACACACTTTTTTGTGTGAGTTAGTTCACATATGGGCGCACTAATTAGACAAATCGGACATTTTAAAATCGTGGATCATACAAAATAAAAATATATTAACATTTTTAGAAATCTAAAATACTAGTCAACTAGAATCTTTTATGCTATCATTCACACATGGCAGCTAAACGGATCGTAATTTGTGATAAATGCGGGGCGGAGATAGATGTTAGATCCGACTTTGCATATATGACTTTAAGCAATCATAAAAAAGTTTGTTCAAAGTCTTGACTCAAGAAAATCTTTAATGTTATACTTGTCATGGTTTGTGGGGGGCTTACACTGATACTCAAATATACCAGATGTCAGCTTCTCTATCTCAAATAGATTTTTAATCTATGGGGGGTAGGGGGGCTTTGCTAAAATCTAAATTCCCAGATATCAATATATATCTATATGATATCTATGTCATAAAATAAAGGCGGAAACAATGGATGTGATTTTATTCCTTGGATTTACATTATGGATAATGTATTTCCTATTTATCAGAAACCCTAAACAATGACTCAAAGGTTTAGAGTTTGTAGAGTATGTAAAGAAAATAAACCTATTGAAGAAATGGTTATTGCTGTTACAAGCACAAAGAAAATTCATTACAAATCTGTATGTCGTCCTTGTCAATCTATATCTCAAAAAATTACTAGTCGACTAAAAATAGATAATCCATATCCAGATGAAAATTATAGATGTCCGATTTGTGGCGGGGATTCTCCAAAATGGTATCTAGATCATGATTGGAAAACAGGAGCATTTAGATCTTGGCTCTGCAATTCTTGTAATATCGGATTAGGACAATTCAGAGATGATATTGATCTACTAAATAAAGCAATTGCATATTTAGATAGAACTCTGTAATAACAAGGTCAGTGTATAATTATATTATGCATGACCATAACAATATGAATTTAACTTTAGGTTCAGGAATCACTGAAATGCAACTTATGTGGATTCTAATGGGTATTATGGCTATTCATCACACTTGGATGTGGTGGAAAATGCGTTCTAAGAAATGCAATTGTAAAAAATAATTTTTGGCGGGATACCTAAAAAATTCTCTTTGCTATACTAGAGCCATATGATCCTTGTTATAGGCAAGAAGTATCAATGAAGACTGAAAAGCTCTCTATAGCCAAGCAGAAGGCGAATTTGGCCAAGTATATACGAGAGCTCAAGGAGAAGACTCCTTGTTTGGACTGTGGGATAAAATATCCATATTATGTCATGGACTTTGACCACGTCCGTGGTAAGAAGCATGCAAATGTAATGGAACTAATCCCTACTCTGTCCAAGAAGAAGATAGATGAAGAAATTGCTAAATGTGAGATCGTATGTAGCAATTGTCATAGAGCTCGTACACATTCCAGGAAAATTAATAAATCTTCGTAAAGAGGATAATTGGCCCATTGTTTCATGTGAAACATTTATGTCATTAAACATTGCACTAATGGGATAATATCTATATGTAATTATGGGATAGTATCTCTTCTACTTCCGCCGCACTTTTTTCGGGCGCACTTTTCATTTCGCACTACATTTAGTATACTTATAATAATTGGACCATAGCTCAGTCGGCAGAGCGGGAAGCTGTTAACTTCTAGGTCCCAGGTTCGAGCCCTGGTGGTCCAGCCAAGCCCGATTAGCTCAGTGGCAGAGCATCCGCCTTGTAAGCGGAGGGTCATCAGTTCAAATCTGATATTGGGCTCCATACCTCTGTAGTTCAGTGGATAGAACAATGGACTTCTAAGCCATGTGTCGCAAGTTCGATTCTTGCCAGGGGTGCATATAAATGACAAAACCCATTCAGAGGCGGATCCGAATGGGTTCTGCTACGCCGAAGCGTAAACACTGGGAGCAAAAGTGGTGGGATGCTACAACCAGTGCATGATTATTATCACATAATGATTTTTCTAAGTCAAGAGTTTTCTTGAGATTCTTCAGATGGTGTAAATGCTGGAGTGGGACCCAATAAGAATCCTTGTTCATGATACTGAATAAGTTTGGATGTATCTTCTGGTCCCACCAGCTTATTTGCAATAATTGTTAATAGGTCATAAATTCTATGTAGCATGATGTAATTTACCATGTCTAGATTATCTTCTAAATTTTGTGATTTTTCGTTTTCAGTCATTTGGTCTGCCTAGATCTTCCCAGAATTTTTCTCTACCCATGGCGTCTGTTTCTTTTATTTGTCCGCCGTCTGTATTAATTTGATTGTTCTCTGACGGCTTTTTCAATTCGCTCATATTCAGTAATTCCAATGTTGTTCTTATACTGGCATGATAGGCAGTATATATAAATTATATCATTTAAATCCTGATTGGGCATCAGAAGGCCCTGGCATAATGGACAATCCATTTTCTGCACAAGGCCCTCTGCTGCTAAAGCCAAATATTTAGATACTGTTTGTATCTTCAATGACTTCTCCGTTCCTATTAGCTAGGAAACTTCCCTAACCACTCTTTCATCTTCCCACTGTTGTAAGAAGGCCATGAACTCCAGTCGTTTCCGCCTTGGGTCATGTAGTACGTTATCTCTGCGTTTATTACTGGGTCAAACAATAATATGTTTGACTTTAATTCGAATTTCTCTTTACGATCAATGCCGAGATTTCCCAACATGTTAATCTGAAAAATTCCGTAGGAACTGTCTCCAGTATTCCTGTTGCCATTATATGCCATCGGGCGTCCATTAGACTCCGTCTTAGCAATGGCCCAAGCCTTTTTTAAGGCTACTCCTTCAAATCCAGTTGCCTTCAACAGATTTTTTAATTCTGTATCTGACAACATTTCTGAAGGTTTGTATACAGTGTTGCTGAATTTTTCCAGCGTTTCTTTCTTCAGTTGTAGTTGTGTCTTGCTTGGTTCTACCACCAATGCCTGAGCCATTTGTACTGGCTGAGGCTGGACACCAAATAGAAATAATGTTATCATTGCTATTGATGTCCAAGTATGAGCAACTTCGCTCACACGTTGTTTGATATTCTCCATGGGCATTTCCTCCTATAGAGATAACGAACTATAATAATAACATTGTTTGATAATTGTTGTCAAGCTGGTTGACTAGGAATTAAATGCATATATCTTATTACACAATTAAGGCGGGATTAAATCCAGCAGTAGGTTTTGGTTATGCTGGTCAAAATATTGTGCGTACATTACAAGAATTAGGACATAAAGTAGATTTTGCAAATCCTAAAGCTGATTTCCAATTAAATTTTACACAACCACATCATTATAAATTACATAAGAATCAATATCAGATTGGTTATACTCCGTGGGAATCTACGAAGATCCGTCCAGAATGGACAGAGCGTATGAATTTGTGTGATGAAATTTGGGCAACATCTGATTGGTGTGCAGATGTATATCGTAATAATGGAATAACTAAACCAATATATGTTTATCCACATGGAATAGAATCTGTGTGGAAACCACTTAAAAGAATTGTTAGAGAAGGACAGCCATTAAAGTTTTTACATGTTGGCGAACCCGCTCCAAGAAAAGACGGGCAGGCAGTAGTAGATACTTTCATTAAACTATTTGGCAATAATCCAGACTATGAATTAACAATAAAATCAACTGGACCTCATACAATTAGGTTATACGATAATGAGAATCTAACATTGCCAGAGCATAAGTATCATAATATTAAAGTAATAACAGAAGAATATTCAATAGACAGATTAGTAGATCTTTATCATTCCCACCATGTTTTAGTTTATCCATCATGGGGAGAAGGATTTGGATTTATTCCAATACAAGGATTAGCAACAGGCATGCCAGTTATAACTACTTATGATTGGGCACATTATAAAAAATTTGTTGGTCCATTAAAGTTAAAGTCAAGGTTTACAGATGCAGAAACAGAGGGAGTTCCTAAAGCAGTAGGAGATCC